GAGAAACTTAATGAGTGGTAAAAGGGATTTCAATATCTATAATGAGGATGAGGCTAAAAAGAAAGGTATTAGCTATTTACCTTGGAGTAAGTGCAGTGCAGGTGATTACGGTATAAGCGATGATGGGTATATAGGTGAGTGTGTTTACAGGCAGAAGTACAAAACCAATACACTTGTTACGATGTGCTATGGTAAGAACTGGCTTACTAAGAATGCTAAAATAATTTTTATGAAAAATCATGCAATGGGTGTCTATAGCATGGTAAACCCTAGACATTGGTTAGATGCCGAGATTAAAAGTAGAAGGTTCAGAGATACTATAAATGCGTATGTGATGCAGATAATGTCTGATAAGCAGGTGGATTGGAACTTATTGGGTAATATCTACAGACCAGACCAAAAAAGCCCTGCTATAACAGCACGTAGGCTATTTAAAGAGGAGCGAGTAAAGAAGATGGTAAAAGATGAATTAAAGAAGATTCTTACTGATAAGGGGATTACGTCCTCTTTTGTATTGGATACTATTTTAGAGGCTATAGAGGTTGCTAAGATGAAACAGGATGCAGGTAATATGTTAAAGGCATCCTCTGAATTAAGTGACTATTTGCAGATGAAGCCAGAAAAGAAGACTGTGACTGACAGATTGGAAATAGATGTATCCAAGCAGATAAACGATACAATCGAAAAGGAGAGCAAGAAGATGATTGCAGAAAGAGAGGTAGAGATTGACCCATGAAAATCTCCTATATTGAATTTTCTAAGAGCGAATTAGTGGAATTTATGGAAACCGCTGATAGGCAGATAGAACTAGCCATAGATGCCTTAGAAGCAATTCAATATGGAGAAACATCTTACTCTATATGGTATAAACAGCAAGCAGAACAGGCTTTAGAGGAAATAAGGACTGAATACAGAACTAAAGGATAAGCTAAAGGATAATCTTATTCTTTTTGGGAAGGTTATTATGCCACAGATGTTCAGCAAACCTTCCCCTAAATTCCATTACGAGATTGCAGACTCTTTAATGAATAGAAGTGTTAAGCAATTGAATATCATTGCCCCTAGAGGGCATGCTAAAAGTTCTGTAGTCGGGGGTATATACCCTATTTTCCATTTAATGTATGACGAATCCCCTAAAGTTATAATTCTAGTCTCCAGAACTCAAGGTCATGCAGTTGAGCTTTTACGCACTATTAAAGATGTCTTTGATTACTCAGACCATTTTAGGTCTGTATTTGGTTATTGGGGTATGCATTCTGCAAGTGAATGGTCTAAGTCTCAGATTAAACTAAAGGACGGCTCTGTTATTATCTGCAAGGGTACAGGTCAGCAGATTCGTGGAATAAAGGTAGGAACTCAAAGACCAACGTGTATTATAGTGGATGACCCTGAGGATGAAAACAATACTAAGACAGCAGAGTCTATGGAACAAAACCTTAGGTGGCTGCTTCAGTCTGCTATTCCTTCATTAGACCCTATAAGGGGCAGGATAGCTATTATTGGTACTCCTCAGCATCAAAGATGTATGGTGGAGACCTTAAAAGAGATGGATGGGTGGAAGAATATGTACTTTGCTCCTAACATTGAAAAGAATATATCATTATGGGAAGAATTACACCCAGTAAAGAGATTAATAGAAAAAAGAAATGAATTACAGTCTATTAATCGCATATCTGTATTTTACAGGGAATATCTCTGCCAGATAGTAGGAGACGAAGACCAACTCTTTAGAGAGGAGTATCTGCAGTTCTATAAAGGCAAGGTAGTTCAAGAAGGAGGATATTCTTATTTAAACATTACAGAGCTAGAAGGAAAGTCTACCGATGAACTTAGACCTGTTAACCTGTTTATGGGGGTAGACCCTGCATCTAGTACTAAAAGAACAGCAGACTACTCGACAATTGTAACTATCGCTATTGATAAAGATATGAATAGGTTTGTTCTTCCATATTACAGAAAACATGCCTCTCCTATGAAACTTGCTGATAGTATAATAGAATATTTCAGAATATACAATCCTACTAAAACTAGGATAGAGACCGTTGGTTATCAGGAAATGTTAAGAGACTACCTGAAAAGAAAATGTGAGGAGGATAGGTTATTCATCTCAGGTTTGGAGATTAAAGAGAATCCACGTACATCTAAATCTTCAAGACTAGAAACACTTGAACCGTATTTTGCACAAAAGAAGTTTTATATCCAAAAAAATATGCAAGAACTAAAAGATGAACTACTCCTTTACCCTAGGGGAAAGCATGATGATTTACTGGATGGGCTATTCTATGCAAATAAGAATATCTACTCCCCACATCATGATGTTAAAGATAAGAATAAGAAAAAGAAAACAGGTAATAATAAAATAACTACAGGAGATTGGCTATTATCATGAAACATTTTAATAATAGATGCGTATAAGTGAACGAATTGCGTTATTCATTTTAAGTATAGCTTTAATGCCACAAATAGACCCTATCGTACAGGAGACCCATGATTTATTATCAGAGTATGCATCTGCTCGTAATGAATGGGCAAAACAAGCTGCCGAAGATAATGAGTTCAGAAACGGTAAGCAGTGGTCTGATAAGCAGATAAAAACCCTCAGAAGGCGAAACCAAGAGCCATTAGTTGTTAATGTGATACATCCTGCAGTTGAGCAGGCTAAAGCATTAATGTCCACTAATAAACCTAAATTCCAGTCTACAGGCAGGGAAACTAGCGATGTTAAGGCTGGGAGGATATTTTCTGATTTAATGACTTGGATATGGGACAGTTCTAATGGGAATACCGTCTTAAAGCAATGTATTGATGATTATTATGTTATGGGTATGGGAGTGCTTTATGCATATATGGATATGCATGCGGACTTCGGAAAAGGCGAAGTTAAGCTAGCCAGTGTTAATCCTCAGAATGTATACTTTGACCCTCAATGCCAAGACCCATTCGCCAGAGATGCATCTAATATTATTGTAGCTAAAAAAGTTTTACAGTCACAGATAGTAGCTCATTATCCTGATTTTGAGGAATCTATTGTCTCTGCAACCCAAACAAGCTATATAACAGATACTGAGTCTACTAGAGGCTTATTAAATAATGAAATATCTTCTCGTTCAGACCTATCTCTTAAAAGTGAGTATGCTGATAAAGATAGAGAGTTAGAACTTATAGAGAGATTCTATAAAACTTCTATTATGGTTTATAGAGTGTTTGACCCTCAGTCAAACGATGAAAGAATACTAAATGATGAAGAGTATGAAGATTATCTAAGGGAACCTGCATTTATTGTAGAAGATGCTAATGGTAAACGTGCAGTTACCGAAATGTCTCAAGTACAACAACTTACTCAAATGTATGTTGAATATGGAGAGACATACCATATGATGCTAGACCCCATGACAGGACAACCTACTCCAATGGAAGGAGAGGAGCATCCACCAGAAGATGACCCTAATCCACCTTCTATGGTTAATCCTCAAGGCTCAGGTCAGGTTATTCCTGATTCTACAGTTAAACTTGAGCCAATTGAGAAGAGAGAATTAGTAGGTAAAGGAGCTATTCAGTCATATAAAACCTCAGTGGATAGAGTAGTTCAATGTGTTTCAGTTGGTGATATGAAACTTTTTTCTATGACACTTCCAATTGATGAATATCCAATAGTTCCTATTATGAATGGGTTCAATCGTAATCCTTATCCACTGTCAGATGTAAGAAAAGTAAGGGGAATACAGGAATACATTAATAAAGTAAGAAGCTTAATTGTAGCCCATGCATCTAGCTCTACTAATGTTAAGTTGCTTATACCAAGAGGTTCTATGGATAAGCGTAAACTTGAGGAAGAATGGGCAAGAGCAGGTACTGCCGTTATAGAGTTTGACCCTGAACTTGGTCAGCCTATAGTCGCATCTCCTATTCCATTGCCTAATGAACTATATAAAAATGAAGCAGATGCTAAAGCAGATATTGAAAGAATACTTGGCATATATGCTCTTATGCAGGGCGACCAAGGTGCCGCCCCTCAAACCTACAAGGGAACGATAGCCCTTGATGAGTTTGGACAGAGAAGAATAAAGAGCAAAAAGGATGATGTAGAGTCTGCCATTAATCAATTAGCTGCCATAGTTGTGCAGATGATACAGGCTGTGTATACCGACCAGAAAGTTATACGCCTTCTACAGCCAAACTCTTCTCCTAAAGAAGTACAGGTCAATCAACCTATTTATGATGAGATATCAGGAGAATTTCTAGGCAGGATTAATGACATTACAATAGGTAAATATGATATTATAATGGTATCAGGCTCTACATTACCCTCAAATAGGTGGGCAAGGTTTGAATATTATATGCAATTATTTCAGGCAGGTCTTATAGACCAAGTAGAAGTCTTAAAGCAGACTGATGTTGCAGATATGGAAGGCGTTATGGAACGCCAGAGTCAAATGCAACAAATGCAGGGTACTATACAACAGCAAGAAGAAACAATTAAGAATCTGCAAGGCGACCTGCAGACAGCACAAAGAGAATCTTTACATGATAGAAAACGTGTAGAGGTCAAAGAATTTGAGACACGAATTGCTAAACTTGAAGCCAAAATAGAAGTGGCTACA